AAGAAGGACCGAAGTCCTTCTTCTTACACAACACCGGTTTCTACTGATTCCCACCACTGGTAGGACAGAGTTACGGTAAATTCTTCAATAGTATCGTTTGAACCCCAATCAACATCAATTGGTGAAACATCAGTTGGGAACACACCTAAGAATTTATACTTCTTAAGCGATTGTCCTGCTTTACCAAATTGTGTAACATCAGAATCAACTGTGTAACTACCAGGTGTCTGAGCTAATGGATTACGAACATTCAAACTATGACTATTGATGCCATTCAACCAACGCTCGAAAGCATTGCGAACAACAAAATCTTCATCGTTAATAATCGTAATTGTCCAATCTTGGAATGTGCGATTGCCTGCAAACTTTAGTTCACGACCAAAGTATTGAACAGGAACTACACCAACTGTTGTGCCAGGTAACTGAGCTGTTTTGCACATGAAAGTTAATTTCTGTTGTGCATCTCCCGGTGCTGAGAAACCAGGAAACGGCATACTCACCTCAAATAGATTTGGGCGAGCACCGTCTCCTACCATCTGAGAGCGGAATTGATTTACATTAAATGCCATTGTTTTCTCCTATCTCTCTATTTATTAGAACCGGCCAACGATTTCTTCAAACGAAACACCTGTGCGAACTGCCACAAAGTTAAGTTGAATGAAGTTGACTGAACGAGCTGGTTTGATGTAGATATCGCCTACAAAACGATTACTGTCAATAACTTCTGGTGTATTGTTTGTAGTATCGCAAACAACACGGAAGTCAGTAATACCACGGCGACCTTGAACATCACGCAGGTATGGTTCTACTAAGTTTACAAACTGAGCACGAGTAAATTGGTCGTTGAATTCAAACAAGGTTGAACGAGCTGCACGAGCAATTGACTTCTCAAGCACAATGAATAAACGGCGAACATTGATGCGGTCAAATACTGAAGGACGATTTAACATTGTCTTATCGCCAAACAGGATTGTGCCTTCACCTTGGAATGTTACAACTGGATTGATACCTTGAACATACAAGTTATCACGCTCAGCTTTGGTTGGGTTGTATGCCAACTTAATAACATTCTTAATGATACCACGATTTAGACCACCAGGTGAGAACCATGGATCACGCTCAAGGTCTGTGCGAGCACAAACACCAGCGATATCACCATTTAATGGTACCCAGCGATACACATCGTTATACTTGTCGTATTGATATTTGTAACCAGAATCTAATACAGCGTAAGATGAACTTGTCAATCCTGCACGGAAAGAAAGAATACTTGTCGATTCATTGCCAGCATTGTTGACAACACCTGCTTTGGTTGGTGACAAGAATACTAATGCATCTTTACGGGACTCAACAGTAGAAATTAAACTTGCTGCTACTGTTGCATTTCCTGGACCAGAAATAACTAATGAAACATCAACAACATCAGGATTAGCAAAGAATCCGTATGCAGTAATAATTTCAGAGTTACCAATTGTACCATCTGTACCAGCACTTAACGATGAATACCATGGGTTGTTTAGATTTGTAAATGTTGTTCCTGAAGCTGTATTGCCCCAATTGGATGAACCTGGTTGATGAGCTAACCACCAAACATATTGAGATTGGTTGTTCAATACTGTCTTATAGTAGTTTGAAGAACCATCATTGTTGATTGCATCAGATGCCTTAGAAACAAATGAATATTTTTCTAATACTGTGTTTGCAACACCACTAAATTTGCCATCTTCGTCAATAACAATGATGTGCATTTCGTCACCAGAACCAGCTTTATCAGATACATAAGATGATGTGCCTGGAGCAACACCAAAGTTATCAGCATATTGCCATTTCTTCAGAATTGCTGTACCAGTTGCTACGTTAGATGTAAGTGCGGTTGAAACAATGATTGCAGTTGCATTAACAGAGGCAACACGATTATATGATGTTCCGCCATCAATAGAAATTAAATCACCAGCAGCAAGATTAGCGGCAGCGTTTGCATTACCATTAACATTAATAACTGTTGTAGAATCTGCCAAGTAGTTAAGAGCATTGGCTCGTAAACTATCAGTAGAAGTTAAGTTAGCAGAATATGCTTGTGAAGATGGGCAAATAGAAACTCGCAAAGAGTTACCCAATGCACCAGCCCAACGAGCAGCAAAAGGACCATAAGTTGTATTAACTGCTGATTCACGGTTATTTACATAATCGCTTTCATTTTTAATCAAAATACCAGATGCGTTAGCAGTAGCATTAAGAGTAGAAGTTGTGTTAGCAGCACGAACAATTTTTAGATTATTTGAATATGCAAGAAAGTTTGCAGCTGAGAACCAGTATTCATAATTTGTGGTGTCTGGTTTACCAAAGCGGCTAACGAGTTGAACCTCGTCAGACACGGTAACCACTTCACTTACTGGACCCCAATTGAAATTTCCAGCAATACCACCAATTGAGGTGGCAACGGAAGGGACAATTGTAGTCAGGTCGATTTCTGATACATTTACCCCTGGTGATAGCTGAAATGCCATGGATTTCTCCTTAGTTTACGGGTCAATTTTTCTTTATGTTCTATTTAGTTTTTTAGAAAGTTGATACGGAATAGCCTGGAGGCAAGTGTGGTTTTTCTTTTTCTTCTTTCCAAACATCTCCATCTTCCACAATAAGTTCTTCTTCGTTTCCACTCATTATGAATCCAAACGGAACCACTTCTTCCTCAATCTGTTTTATTCTTTCTTGGTACATTGCTTCACGAATATTAACATCACTCATTTCTCTAAAGTAAGGGTTAGTCGTTAGCCAACTAAACAAAACTAACGGCATGACCAAATCGTCATGGTAACCTTCGTCTGCCTGATAACTATCTCTCACTTGAATAAAGGTAGAGATTTCAGATATAACATCAGCGTCAAATACTAGAAGTTTCTTTTCTTCTAACAAAGACTTAAATGTGAAACATCCAATTCGTTTAACTCTCTTGTCGGTATTTACACCCAACTGAGTCTTGCCACCTCCAAAACCACCAGAAACCACTTGGCCTGTCTTGGTGCTTCGGTTGACGAACACTAAATTACCATACTCCAATTCATTATGAAGAATGTGAGCCACTTGTTCACTACTGTTTGTTTCAATCAACACATAAGCATCATTAAAATCTCTTGCTACTTTATGTATGACTGTTGGGTATAACATAGGGGCAATTTTGTTATCTCGGTATTTGCCTACTAACTTATAGGGAACTTCGGTGATATCAATGACAACAAATGCCGAGTAATCTCCACCCACTCCCTTTGCCGTGTCAGCTACAATGACATAGCTGTGTGGTTTTCTAACAAGCTTTTCTTCATCGTCCCTTTCCGCCTTGATTGGATATTCGTATAGGTCGAGTCCGTCTTTTGAATAGACCGTAGGACAGGTCGACATATATTCAATCGTGGATGAATCAATTAAAGTTAAACTTGACCCAAGGAACTTACAGAGAACCTCTTGGTTATATTTGAGTTCGCCAAGTTGCCGTCTTTGTTCTAATGCCCAAGCCTCATCTCTGCCTGGAATACGATTATAGGGAATAAACATTGGAACAAAGTCATTAACTTTATTCACAGCATCATTCCAAAACTTCCAAAAGTGGTTATAACCAAGTGGTGTGGAAGTAATTAAAATCTTTGTTGTTTGACCAGCAGAGATAACCGGATATACCGCAGTAAAGAATTGGTCTGCAATCGTATTTGGAATAATTGCAGCTTCGTCAATATACAATAAGTTAACAGATTTACCACGAATACCGGCTGCAGTTGTTGCCGCTGTAAAGACAACTGAACCATTTTCTAATTCTATGTCACCTTTATTCCATGTTTTTACACCTTGTTGCATCCATGATGGAAGATGTTCAAACATCAACTGATAACGGGACATAATTTCACGAGCCGTTGAAGCTTTGTTTGCAAGAATAGCAACAGTTTTAGATTCTTGGAATAATGTGTACCATAAAATATATGCAGCTGCAACAGTAGTTTTACCTTGCTGACGACCTTCCATAATAATAACTTTGCGGTTATTATGAATGGTTTCTACTTTTTCTTTTTGGCAATCGTAAAGTTTGAATGGTTGAATACCATGGTCTAGTGTAACTATGTAACAATAGTTATCAATAAAATAAATTGGATCTTCAACGCACTTTGCTAACTCTAAAACTTCTTTCTCGGTATAGGGTAATTCTATACCTGCACGCTTTAGACTTGCATTACCATTATAACCATTATTATTCATTCAATTATTTTGTAAAACTTTTTAACATCCAACCATGTTTTTGATGTTGGTCTAAAATGTCTTGTAGAAAATTACCAACTGCTGGTTCATTTGCAGATTCAGCTGCAGCAATACCGGCACGCAAGTGCATCATGTATCTTTCGTTATCATTTTTTAGATTAGATAACATTGTTAATGCTGTTGGAATGGTATCTGTTTCTTCAATGTCAGATAGTTCTAACATTCTACTTAGAGATACTGGTGCATATGAATTTAAGGCACGAATATGTTCTGCGATTGGGTCAATATTGGCAAAAATGCCAGTATAGAAAACACCTAGAAAATCGTGGTATTGTGTGAAATTTGGACCCTCAACATTCCAATGGTATGAGTGTGCCTTAAAATACAACCCAAAGGTTGTACCTAAAATCGTTTTCATTTGTTCAATTAATTGTTCCATGGCTTATTTATTCTCTCTAATTTGTTTCAATAATTCTGCGGTAGAGCCAACAAATACTGCTTTCTCTACATTAATAGACTGGTTGTTTACTTCAACTGGCCGTAAATTTTGTTTTTGTTTTTGAATCTCTAACAAGTCTTTATTCAAGTCACCTAATGTTTTAATAAAATTAGCGGCAACTTCATATGCTCGTGGGTGTTCAGATTCTTGTGCAACTAGCAATAGATTATCTATGGCTGCACCACCTTTATCTAGCAACCCTTTGATGTTTTTTCTTGCTAAAGCTGCGTCAGTTTCTACTTCATCAGAGGCAACAACTTCTGTGGTTGGTTTGACCGCAGGCAAAACCTCTGGTTGTTCCATTGGTTCAATGTCAAAGATTTCAGATAGGTTATCGTTTAATTTTTTCATATCAAAGTATCAGGCCATTCAGTAAATGTTTCTTCAAATCCATATACACCATTTCCATTTGCATTTGCTGGATTAGGAGTAATTACAATTGCTACCGCTTTTGTTTCTGATTGAGATACGGTTGAAATGGTGAAAGTTGAATTAGAATAAACTCCAGTTACTTTATCATTTGCTTGAACTTTTTTATTTAAGTTCGTCAATACTAATGTGCCGTCTGCGGTGTTACTAAAGTATAATACTTTGCCCGTTACACCTCGTTTCTCAACTTTAATATCTTCACCAGTTGTATATACTCCAAAACCGGTTGCCATATTAACAAATACTTTTTGTGCATCCAGATTAGTAGAATCAGTATATATGTTTGCATTGGCTTGAGTAATATACTTACTTGAATTATTGGCAGATACAGGAGGCCAAATATATGCTTTTGCAGTAAAGGTAAGATTCCAAATAATTAAACGAGTATTCATAAAGTCGCCTTCATAATCAACTTCAGGACTTACTGAATTGAGAATAACAGGCATATCATACTTTTGATCCATTTGATTAATGAAATCAATTGTTACTGTAAAATCTGGTGTAAAAAATGGCAATATTTGTTCTAATATTTGTGTGCCATCTTCCGTGTTACGAACATAGATTGATAGGTTAAAATCAAAATTATATGGAACAGGTACATACTGGCTTCTAAAAGAACCAGAACTCATTCCAAAATTCTGTAATGTTGTTTGTTGTTTTCTTGTGGTATCGTATGACATTCCAACCAAATCAAAACTCATACGAGGTACAGTTGTCGCAATAGATTTTGTGAGATTTGGGTCAGATTGTAAACGAACTAGGTATTTTTCTTTGGCACCATAAGACAATGGTACTTTGGTAATTTCGTATGCTGTTGACCCATCTTTTGAATAACGAGTCAAAAGAATGTCATTGAACATAGAACCAAACGCAACAACAATTTTGCGAATGGTTCGGTTATAAAAGTGTGCATTACCTAACATTAAGCTTCACCAAATGGGTTATGTTCTGTAAAATCAATAATAGCATCTGATTCGTTTTCAATACGATTGTTATCAATAATATCTTCAAAGGCATTATCCATTGTTGAAGTATCAGAAACAGTATTCAATGTCCATGTTGCACCACTAGTTTTGCCTCTTAATGTGCCTGTAGTAAATGTTCCTCTAACTCTGTAAACATCAACAGAGGAACCAGCTACATAATCATGGACAATTGCTTGTACCGTAGCATTAGCATATGTAGCATCAGGACTTACAAACACAATTTCATCATTAACAAATGCACCTGAACCACCAGCGTTTAGTGTAAGGCGAGTGCGTGGGTATGCATCTCTAATTTGACCATCAATTTCAGCGTTGCCTGTTTCAACAACTTCATTAGAGAATACGAATTGTTTCAATTTCAATGCATACACATAAACATTACCACCACGACCACGGCCCAATGTGTAAAACATGGCTTGACCATTTTCGTGTTCTACGAAAGTAATTTCAAAGAAATTTTGTAGCATAGGAACATAAATTAAATCGCCTTCATTTGGTCTAGTTTGATTTACAGTAAATGCAAATCTACGGCGAGAAACTAAAAAAGTTAACTCATCTCGGATTTCAAGCCCAAATTTGGACATAAAATCACCTTCACCTTCCATACCTGTAACATCTTCAAGGTACATTTCAAGTGGGTATGCTGATGTATAAGTTTTTAATGTATCTTCACCATACAATAAATCTACTGAATCACGAGAACTTCTTGGCATATAAAAAATATCCATGCCATAGATTTGCATGGCCTCAATGACAAGGTCTTCCACCAGCAATTGTTCGCTGGTGATTTGATTTATTGGAAATGGATTAAAGTAAAAGTTGGTAGACATTCATTATCAACCCATCATAATTTCTGAAGGTAACACATTGATAATTTGCATTTCTTCTTCAAGTTTTTCAAGTTCTTCACGAGCTTCGGTCATAATGCGAACACCATCAAGTGTTACGCCACCAGGCATTTGTATGCCAGCAAATTTACTAAGGTTGTTACCCCATTGAAGTTTAATCAATGCAGTAGCATATTTTTTTAAGAATCTATCGTTCCAAACATCTGAGTAACCAGCAGCTGTCATTGTTGCGCCAGTTTGTGTTGTTGCAAATGGGCCACGAACTGTGATAGATGTTGGTGAATTAATTTTATCAATCTGTAATGTTTCTGTACCAAAGGTAACAAAATCATTCTCTAATAGTTGTTGGTCAAATATTGTGCCTGTTCCAACTACTGTATTAGAAGCAGCTGTTGTTGCACAAGTACCTGTTAAAGTAATTGTTTGTGGGTTTAATGTTCTATAACATTCAACAATTACATACTGACCAGGTTGAATATCTCTTGTCCAATCTATATCTAAAAATACTTTATTTTGTTTACGATTAAATCTGAACTGTGGTGTACCAGAAAATAATAGTTGAAGTGTTCTTAGATGTTGCATGGTAATCTCATATGACACATAACTTACCGATGTAAAGTCATAAAGGTCATGCAAGCGTAATTGATAACGCAAGTCAAACATATTAACAGATGCATTGGAGTTATCAAATGGAAATACACCAGTTACAAATGTAACGGCATCAGGTGCATAAATCCAACGGCGATTAATATCTTCAACCGTAAGTTGATGTTTCATGTAAATTTTTTCAGTACCATCAAAATGGTAATCTTCAAAGAAAGACAAGGCTTCATCAATACGGTCATCTACTTGGTCGTCATCCACATTAATTTCAATAACGGGTTTACCAAGTTTTCTTAAGCAGTATTCTTTTAGTTCAGCACGAGATGTTGGTTTTGCCATTTTTTTTATCCTAATGCGATTGAGAGTGCCAACACATCACCAATTGATGCACCACCAGCTGTATTAGCTGTATTGAAAGCTGCATTGGCGTGTATAAATGCCGAATTAGCATATGAACTGGCTGATGTGATATTGGTGTTTTGAGTTAGATTAACACCAGCAGAATTGTTTGCTGAAGCAAATGATGAATTGGCATAACTGGCTGCAGAGTTGGCTACCGCAAATCCACTATTTGCATATGAAGCTGCACTATTAGCAACATGACTTGGTGTATTGGCTGCCAAGAAAGCGGAGTTAGCATAAGTGCCAGCGTTTGTTATATTAGTATTCTGTGTTGTATTAACACCAGAAATTAAATTAGCTGAAGCAAAAGCAGAGTTAGCATAACTAGCAGCACTATTTGCTACATGACTTGGAGTATTGGCAGCTATAAAAACAGAATTAGCATAAGCTATAATTTCAATACCACCATCATAAACAGCATCAGCGTAAATACTACCTTTTACACCAACACCACCAGTAATTGTTACAGTACCAGTTGAATTAGATGTGGCAGCTAAACCAGAGGTACTCCAACTTCTGACATTAAATACTTCAGTTGCACCATTGGCAACAACAAGGTTTGCACCAGCAATTACAAGATTGGCAGATATTGTTCCGCCAGTATTTGCATTAATACTATTATTGGCTCTAGTGAAAGAACCATTAGCATATAATGCAGCTGAGTTTGCTACATGAGTTGGAGTATTTGCTCTTAAAAACGCAGAGTTAGCATATGTGCCAGCGTTTGTGATATTGGTATTTTGTGTTGTATTGACACCAGAAATTAAATTAGCTGAAGCAAAGGCTGAATTGGCGTAACTAGCAGCACTATTGGCTACATGAGTTGGAGTATTTGCAACTAAGAAAGCTGCATTAGCATATGTTCCAGAATTTACAGCTTTAGTGTCTGCTGTATTGGCAGCAGTATAAGCATTGTTTACATATGGTAATAAATCAATACCTTTAAGTGTAATAACAGTTGATTTAAGATTAGCATTTAATGTATCAATTGTAAATGAAGCATCATTGATATTAATGTTATTGTTTGCACCAACTTCAGGTGTATAGTTCTTAAATAGATACCACTCTTTAGTTCCTACATCACGAATAAAACCTGTGTGAGCATTTGTGCCTGCATTATAGTGTGCCGCAAAACCAACATCTAAAGCATCAGCTGTATAATTTCCTGTACCAAGAAGGAATAAAGTATCGTTTGATGTAAGCACACCTGCATTAGCAGTAAATGTATTTCCTTGAATAACTAAATTACCAGTGATTGTAATATCACCAGTGATTATACCACCCGTGTTGGCATTAACAGAATTGTTTGCTCTTGTGTAAGCAGAGTTTGCGTAACTAGCAGCTGAATTGGCTACATGAGTTGGAGTATTTGCTCTTAAAAACGCAGAGTTAGCATAACTAGCAGCTGAGTTAGCCACATTACTTGGTGTATTGGCTGCCAAGAAAGCGGAGTTAGCATATGTACCAGCGTTTGTTATGTTAGTATTCTGAGTAGTATCAATACCAAGGCTATTATTAGCAACAATAAAAGCAGAATTGGCGTAACTAGCGGCAGAATCTGCTTCAGCAAAAGCTGAATTGGCGGTACTAAATGCTGAATTAGCATATGTTCCAACATTAGTAATATTGGTATTTTGTGTTGCATCGGTAGCTGTAGCCGCATTAGCTGCTGCAAAAGCAGAGTTAGCGTATGTACCAGCATTTGTAATGTTGGTATTCTGTGTAGTGTCGATGCCAAGGCTATTATTGGCAACAATAAATGCTGAATTGGCATATGAAGCAGCTGAATTAGCTACATGAGTTGGAGTATTAGCAACTAAGAAAGCCGCATTAGCATATGTACCAGCGTTTGTAATATTGGTGTTTTGAGTTAAGTTTACACCAGCAGAATTGTTTGCTGTTAAAAACGCTGAGTTAGCGTATGACTGTGCTGAGTTAGCGGTTGCATAGGCAGAATTGGCATATGAACCAGCAGTATTACTTGAACTTTCTCTAGCTAAAGGAAAACCACCAGCAGTTAATCCATCATGGACAACTATTGTTTCTTTATCTGTATCTACGGTAATCTCAGCAGTA